TGGCGGGCTTCCGCGCGGATTTTGTCGGCATCTACAGTGATGGCGGGCGTTGCGTTTGCGTTGGCCGCGCCGTTGTTTTCGGTTTTATCCATTGTTCGTTTCTCCAGTTGTTTAGGTTGATTGATGATTTCGATTTCCCATTTCGCGCCTTCGGATCGCCCGATTCCCACCGATTGATCTGCCGGAATTGAAACAAGAGAGATTTCTAAGGGTTCCCACTTCATGGCGCGGTAAATTGCGCCAGTGTTGTTTTCTTCCTCTAAAATCATTTGATGGATGCGGTAGCCAACGGAAATGTTGGTGCGAATGCCATCTTTAACATCCTGAAAATAGGCATCGGCTTGTGCGCCTTTCCCAAAGCGAACCACCGCGCGGCCAACGCGGTCTTTGCCAATTTCTGCGGATGTCACCACGCCGATCTGAATAGATGGATCGTGATCTGCTAACAGCGGTGCGCGGCCAGAATTGACCCAATCAAGCACTACGCTGCCTTTTCCGTGATCCAGTATTTCCACGCCAAAAAAGCGATCAACCGGCTGTTCACTCGAAAAGGAAAGTTCGATGGTGCGCTGTGTTTCGTCAATGGCACCAATATCGGCGGCGCGATACTGCACGCCCGTGGTTATTTTGCTATCAAGCTTGCGTTCCATTAGTATCACCCCCGTTTAAAATAGTATCAACGCCCTGCATGTCTGGGTTTCCAAGTGTCACGCCGTGCTTCTTTCTCAGTTTCCCTTCAAGCGATAATTGGGCATAAACATCTTCAATGTCCTGGCCTTGTTCGCTTGCTACATCCTGGGCACTGATGAAGCCGGCATTCACTGCTTCGATGTTGGATTTCACTTCTTTAAGCGGATCCACCCAACCCCAGCCACGCGCACGCCATATGGGTTTATTAAACTTCTCAAACTTAATAAGCGGGAGTGTGATTTTTTGTGTGGTGAGTGCCATCAGCAACCAATCTTCAAAAATTTCTTCAAGGAAATGTTCGATCATCCAGGTTTGCAAAAGCTTCCACAGTTCGCGTTCTTCCAGCACACCCTGCCGGATGGATGAAAAATTTACGCCTTCCAAATCGTTGGCCAGCGATACATAGGAAACGCCCAGGCCAGATGCAGCGCCGCGCAACATGGCTTTGATGAATGCGCCGAATCCAGCGGTGGGATGTTGAGGATCCCACGCTTCAAATTTTACACCGGCCGGCAATTGCTCAAACATGCCAGGGTTTGATTCTGTGATCAGGTTGCCTTCACTATCTTCATCATCGCCCTGGTAGCCCTCGCCATCAGGTGAAGTGAAAAAGCCCATTTTTGCAGCCGCTACACCGGCGGCCACTACTTCATTTTCTTCATATACGCCCAGCATTTTCAGCCGGCGCATGGCGGAAACAAGCCAGGGCACACCGCGCGATTGTGAAATGCGCTCTGGCGAATAAAGATGCACCATGTCGCGGGCAAGCACGCGCTCGTATTTGTCTTTATAATAGCCCAGCGTCACCGTGTCGCCTGGGTGGCGGGTTAGCACATGATAGGCCACGGGGCGATTCCATGAATCAAATTCAATGCCCATGCGGATTTTATTGCCGTTAGCCAGTGTTTCATTCAGATTTTCATCAATGTGATCGGCTTCAATCAATTGCAGTGCAAAGCCAAATGGGTTTCCCGCCGATTTGCCGCGCACCTTGCGAATGAAAACTTCGCCATCTTTGGCGGTGGTTTCGATCAGTAATTGTTTTACGTCAATCAGCGAAAGGCGGCGATCCACCGTGCAATTTTTCTTTTTTGCCCACTCATACCAGCCTTCTTCGATCAAGCGGTTTGCGGTGTCGTCAAAAACTACGCCATCCGCTGTTTCGCGCTCTATTGCCCGCACTTGCAGGCGGATGCCTTGCGCCCCCACCACGTTAGATCGGCACAGCTTAAAGAAGCGGCGGGCATAATCGTTATCAGCGGCAAGCTGGCGGGCGCGGGCACGCAAGCGGGAAAGTGACATGCGAAGGGTTTCATCCGCCGATGCGCTGATGCCCATCCATCCACTGGTTAGCCGATCCACTTTTGCAGCGGCAAAATAGTTGCGGCGCGGGAAAACGGCGGCGGGCTTCGATGGCTTTTTATTGCGGGAAAACCACTTTATCATGAGTTAATCCTTACAAGAATATTCTTTTTTCCTTTGAGGCCGCGCCGCATTCTTTCGGCGGCTTTCAGGCGGTTAAGCTCCGCCTGCAACCTGTCTTTAAGCGTAAATAATTCGGTGATTGTGTAACGGTTGAGTGATCGGCCTGCGATGGCGTAGCTGGAATAATCATAATTTTTACCCAGAAATTCATTGATGGCGTTTACATCCGCTTCAAGCGCGATCAGGCGGTTGGTGATGGTGGTGGCGGTGGCAAGGTTGGCTTCTATAGCCATGTAGCCTTTGCCCACCGTAAAGCGTTCACTGGCTTTTTCTACGGTGGCAATCCATTCATAGGTGCCGGCGGTATAGCCGGCGGTGGTAGCGGCAGGAATAACCACCGAAAAATCCGCGCCGCTGGCGGTTGCGGTGATGTTGATTACCGAAGCGCCACGAAGCCAATATTTTAAAGTCCAGCCATCGCTTGCCTTATAATCATCCAGGGATTTGTTCCATTTAACCGTGTCACCGGCAACAAAGCTTTCTGGTTCCTGGGTTGGTATATCCGCCATTTTACCGCCATCTATTTACAAATCCCCCTTTCCGTAGCCGGTTGGCCGGCTTTTTCTTCGCTGGGGTTTCGGTAGCATTATGGGGTGGTTTCGCGGAAGGCGGGGGAGGGTTTTTTTCAGTCATCTTTTCTAAACGCAGTTTCAGCTTTTCAAATTTTGGATTGAGAATTTTAAGCGCCGCCAGATTATACACGCGCAAATCAAGCGGTTCGTTTCGCGCCGATGCGGTCTTTTTGATATATTGTTTGGTAGTGCGGCCTTTGTGGTATCGCTTCACCAGCTTTTCTGATGTTAGTCCGGTAAAATATTCTTCTGGGTAATGGGCGGGGAAATGACAATAGCTATCGCCTGGTTGTTCCACTTTCAGGCGCGAAAAAATAGTGTCCTTTGCCGTGTCGGTACCGATAAAAAACATTTTAACATGGTGCGAATTGTTCTTGCTGGGCTTGCCGATGATTGGGCGCCAGCTTTGGCTGAACCCGCGCACGGGATACACGCGGCGGCCTTTGCGCTGTTTGTTTTTGCAATAGGTATATACCGCATCGGCGTGGTGGCCGCCGGCATCTATACAGGCGCAAGTGATCGGCAGGGTGAAGCCGCCCGCGTGGGGAATACGGGTTTCCAAAATATCATCCAGATCATCCCACACTTCTTTGGTGCCTGGATCGCCATGAATCACCCGATAGTCAATTGACCAGGTTTCTTCGCCCATGCCCCAGCCCAGAATTTCCAATTCAAGGCGATCATCCTGCACGTCCACTGACATGGTGACAAGCAGCACACCTTCCGGCGCTCCCTGGTAATCTTCCACGCGATTAAGCAGGCTATCTTCTTCTATACCTTCGCCATCCAGATTTTCTTCATAGGTTTCCGCCAGCTCAGTGTTGATAAAAACTTTAAGCGTTTCTGGATCGCGTTTATATTCCACAAATTTCGCGGCGAAGGCGGCGAAAGTCACCCACGGCGAATAAAGCGATGAAAGGTGAAAGCCAGCAATGCCCTTAAATGGCGCTTCGGCACGCCATTCACCATTGGCCAGCATGTAATATTTATCACCATCATGTATGATGCAACCGTTATGGGCACACACATAGGCGGCTTTTTCCGGTTCGCCATCCGGCCATTTGAGTTGTTCAAAAACCATTTTTTGCATTTCGCCGCAATGCGGGCATTTCACCCAGAATTTGCGTTGATCGCTGTTTTCATAGTCATCTTCAATTTCGCTTTCACCGCGTATGGTGGGGCTGGATGATTTCAGAATTTTGCGGTTCCAGAATGTGGTGGTGCGCTTGATCGCAAGCTTTGATGGGCGGCCTTCTTTTTTTGCGGATTTTGGATAGCGATCCACTTCGTCCAGTATCATTACGCGCTTCGGGCGCGATGCCAGGGATGATGGCGAATTTGCGCCGGCAATGGTGATGTTGCCGCCTGGAAACCGCTTATGCAAAATGGTGTTTTCACCATCGCGCTTATTATCCACCCTTATCAACTCATTAAGCACGGGCGTGTCGCGGATCATTGGCACCAGCCTATCCTTGCTCCATGCCTCCGCCATTTCTTTGGTGGGCTGCACCATCATGATCGGCGAAGGATCCTGGTGGATATAATAGCCCACAGCATTATTGAAAATTTCGGTTTTGCCCGTTTGCGCCGCCATGATCAGCACCACTTCTTCCGTGGAAGTGTCGGTGATTGCGTCCATGATTTCGCGCTGGTAGGGCACGCGATCTGTTAAAAACTTGCCAGGCTCCGCGCTGGCTTCGCTGGATAGGAAACGGTAATTATCCGCCCATTCAGAAAGCCTAAGAAGCGTTGGTGCCGCTACTATTTTTAGCGCGGCCTTTGCGGCTGTTTTCTGGTTTGCTGTTATGTGATGGATCATATTCTGCCAGTTCGTTTAACGCTTCATGCAACGCATCCTTCACAATTTTATCTATTTTTTTAGGATCGCGGATGGTGGTGATTTGCGGGGTTAAGCGGCTGGGGATCGAAAGGATACGGGCACGAAAGGCGGCCAGCACGTTCCCCCACATCATTTTCATGGTTTCCAGTGTGATCAGGCTGCCTTCTTTTTCCGCTGCGTCCAGCTCCGCATTTTTTGCCTGCGCCAGAATTAGGCGTAGGCGGGCGCGTTCCATTTCCCCATCCGTATCGCCAGCGCGTTTTACAATCCAATCAATCACCTTTTCCGTGTTGTAGGTGTTCGATTGGCCGCGCACGCCTGTTTTTTCAATCGGCATTCCTTCCTTTTGCCAATCTGTAAGGGTTCTTTCGGATTTACCCAGAATCGCTGAAAGCTTTGCTTTATTAACAATCTCGCCCATCCTAAACCCCTGAAAATAGTAAGAAAGGAAGCCCCCCTAAAATTTCATGTCTAGAAATAGGCCGCGCGTT